CCAATTTTAAACTCTATAAAATGATTTCGCGTCTGGTTCATCAACACAGTCCAGACGCTCAATTGGAGAAAAAAGTGTTCCAACAATATTTGACGGAATTGAAACCGACACGCAATTATGTAGACATTGACAAAATTCCTAAATATTATGCGTAAAATAATTTCAAAAAATGTGTATTGCAATTGAAATTATTTATCAGTTGTATGGAAGAAAATTAGCTCGAAAAAGGTTTGTGTTGATGGATTGGGTCCCCGCCTTCTTTGGCCACTTCTCGTGCATCGAAGTCGACGGTTTCCTTGACACCAATTAAGTTGCCTTCTTCGTCCATAGTTTGGGTTAATTTATTGCCGCTTTGTTTGGCCTTTTCAATATTGTCTTGTATGGCTTTGCGTTTGGCGTCGTATAATCGCTTTTCAAATTCTTCCTTGGCGCGTTTTTCATTTTTCAACTTTTCGTGATGCAATTGATTTAATTCTTCTTCCAAGAATTCAATGCGACCGGTTTTATAGGCATCTGGGTCCATAGGTGTCCAGACAAAGTTACGTCCTACAAAAATGTCGTGATTGGGGTCACGGTCTCGCAATTCTTTTGCATATTTTTCGGCTTCTTCTGGAGTGGCAAAGTTGCCACGATTAATAAATCCACGTACCGAAGTTTGGAATTTGTTTTCTTGGTTGTATTGTTGTGTTAAACGGTCTTCGTTTTTCTCTAAAAAGTGTTTGTAATCGGCTTCAACGTCTTCACGCTTCAATACATTTTCTTCTTCTTTGCAGAATTCGACTAAATCATTTAGGACGTTTTCGCCATTGAGATTGTACTTGAATGCCAAGAATTGCATAAAATCAGAAAACATGGACAATGATTTGCTATACTCCCATTGTTTCACGAATTTTTCAAATAAGAACATGTTTTTCTGTTTGATGATGTTTTCAGGGGAAACGAAAGAATAACATCCATATTGTTGACTTGGAATGATTGGGTCCTCATTTAGCAAATCTACATATCGCTGGTTAAGTTTTCCCGAGGGGGTGATTTTCTTTTCAAAAGTTTTATTGGAGGAAGACATTTAGGAAAAATTAATTTGAGTATGAGAGAAGGGTTTATACAATGGATGCAGTTTTTGATTTAAGTAGTTTTTTATTTCATTATATTTTTTTTTGTTTTTCTATAATATATTGTCATCATTATGAACGACATGGCCAGCTTTAGCGAATTTGTTAAGCGTGCAATCAAATACATTGTTGAGGGTCTTATGGTTGCAGTTGCCGCCTTCGTTATCCCTAAACAAAAGCTCAACATCGAAGAAGTTGTTATCATTGCCTTATCCGCAGCCGCAACATTTGCAGTACTAGACGTATTCGTACCTAGTATGGCAGCCAGCGCCCGTGGAGGTGCAGGTTTCGGTATTGGTGCCAATCTGGTCCAATTCCCCCGTCTTGGATAAATTCTTTAGTCATATTTTGAACACACATAACATTTTATGTTTCCATATTTTTGTCTATAAAATGTTATTATTATACCGTTGGAAAATATTCCCAATCGAGATAATCGCACACTTGTTTCCATATCATGTCTTGTTCTAGTTGCTTGATGCGGTCTTTCATCATAGGAATATAAGGTAAATATTGATATTGGTCTAGCAATACACACAATTGACACAAGATGTAGGTATAGTTGAAAAAATTGGTCCGTGTAATGGGGCAGAAGATTGCCCACGGCGGCTGTATTTCAATAAACAAGACACATAATGTTTCAATTAATTCTTCATTCATGACCGGTGGTTTAATGCCTAATATTGAATTGATGTATTGGATATGTTCAAAGTATTTGTTGTATCCTAAAATGCTTAAAATGTTTCGCATTTCGGTATAATTTAAATCTTCCACTTTCTTCCGTTCTTTTTTGATTCGCTGTTTCACGGCTTCGAGTACTTCATCGGGAATTTTAGTCGTTTCTTTGGCTTGGAATTGCGACAAAATCTCTTTAAAATGATTGAGCCGAATGTATGCTGTATAAGAAACTTCATTGGGCATTTCTTTATTGAGCGGTTTTTGATTGTCCACAATATGAATCAAAAATTTGCCGCATTTCACATTATTACAAATGAGAACGCCTTCTTCTTCGAGAGGAATTAATTCGCCTTGGTTGCAATACAAACACTGCTCCATGTCCATAATGTATTCTTGCAAATGCATCGCTTCGCCAATGCCTAAATTTTTCCAGTACTGTTGATACATTTTTTTACTTTGGTTGTATTTCTCATTGTTTAGGTCACTGCTTTCTTCGGTGGTGCCTTTGATTTTAAAAAAATTGTTGATGGTATTGACATCCTTCTTGTTTTCTCCGGTGCTGATTTTTTGCTTTTCTTCATAATAATGAAAAATGTATTTGGAATTTTCCAATAAATAATTTTGCTTGCTCGTTTTTAATCGTTTTAACTCGTTTTTCTTATTTTTCAAGGTGTCTTTCATCTCGTAATACGTTTCGTGTTTTTTATTTTTATGGATTTTGATTTGTTGTCGCAATTCCTCAACCTCAGTTTCGAGTTTCGGTATAGTTTCATGCTCGATAATATGATACATTTCCATCATATTGTGGTGTTTTTTGTCTAGTGTTTGTGTTTTTTCTTTTTTTTTTGTGTTTTCCATTTTTTTACTAAACATTCCATAAACACTTTTAAACCCTTTCGTCCATTGAACATATCTTCGTCCATTTTTTTTGCTAAATGTATCCTTTCGTTCTTTCAAATTTAACGAATTGGGTCGTTTTTACCCCTTTTTGGGGCATAACCCGAACGGTTTTTGAGCTACATGTATGTAGATGAAAAATAAAATTTAATAAAAATTAAATGAATTTTTTATGGTTACAAATGTAGTCCGCGATATTTTTTGGTCAAAAAATAAAAATATTTAGGCATAATATATTCAGAATGGCTGGAGCTCTTATGCAAATCGTCGCCTATGGCGCCCAAGACCTTTTCCTTACCGGAACCCCCGAGATTACTTACTGGAAGGTGTCATACCGAAGACACACCAACTTCGCCATGGAAAGCATTGAACAGACTTTCCAGGGACAAGCCGATTTTGGACGTCGTGTAAGTGCCGTTCTTTCAAGAAACGGTGACCTTGCATACCGAACCTATCTTCAGGTTACTCTTCCTGAAATCAACCAAAGCGCAAACACTTCCGGTGGTGATGTTTATGCCAGATGGTTAGACTACATTGGTGAGCAAATGATTGCCCAAGTTGAGGTTGAAATCGGAGGACAACGTATCGACCGTCAATACGGTGACTGGATGCACATCTGGAACCAGCTTACCATGTCAAGCGAACAGCAAAAGGGATACTGGAAGATGATTGGACACACCACTCAACTTACCTACATCACTGACCCCAAATTCGCCGACGTTGCAGGACCCTGTGCTGCCAACGGTGGACCCGCTCAGGTTTGTGCCCCAAGAAACGCTCTTCCAGAGACTACTCTTTACATTCCTCTTCAATTCTGGTTCACCAAGAACCCAGGACTTGCTCTTCCATTGATTGCTCTTCAATACCACGAAGTTAAGATTAACCTTGATATTCGTCCTATTGGAGAATGTCTATGGGCAGTAAGTGCTCTTGATGGAACTTCCGGAACTACTATGTCTGTTACTGGTGCTTACCAACAATCCCTTGTTGCGGCTTCTCTTTACATCGACTACATCTTCTTGGATACCGATGAGAGACGCAAGATGGCACAGAACCCCCACGAATACCTCATCGAACAACTTCAGTTCACCGGTGATGAATCCGTTGGTTCTTCCTCCAACAAGATTAAGCTTAACTTCAACCACCCATGCAAGGAGCTTATCTGGGTTGTTCAACCCGATGCCAACGTTGACTACTGCTCATCCCTTGAGGCAGGCAGCGTTCTTTACAAGACTCTTGGTGCACAACCATTCAACTACACTGATGCCATTGATGCTCTTCCAAACGCAATTCATGCATTTGGTTCAGCAGAAGCTGTTTCAGGTACTGCTGCATTCATTGAAGCATCTGGTCTTTTCGAGACCCCAGGTGCTGCAGGTGTAACCGAAGATACTACTCAAGCATGGGGTGCAAACATGGCTGGAGAGCAAATTATGTCTGGTGTTTCTGATGCCGGTACTTTCGTTCTTGCCGAGACTGCTCTTGACATGCACTGCTGGGGAGAGAACCCAGTTGTTACTGCCAAGCTTCAGCTTAACGGCCAAGACCGATTCTCTGAGCGTGAGGGTTCATACTTCGATGTTGTTCAACCTTACCAACACCACACCCGTGCCCCAGATACCGGTATTAACCTTTACTCATTCGCCCTTCGCCCAGAAGAGCACCAACCATCTGGTTCATGCAACTTCTCCCGAATTGATAACGCAGTTCTTCAACTCGTTCTTTCTTCTGGTACTGTTGCAGGTACTAGCACTGCCAAGGTCAGAGTTTACGCTCTATCATACAACGTATTACGTGTCATGAGCGGTATGGCTGGCATCGCGTATTCCAACATTTCAACTGTTGTTGTTGCTGATATGGAAGATATGGTATGGGCATAAATTTTTTCCCGAAAATATGATTTAAACTAATTATTATTCATACAGTATAATAATTATGATTTTTTTCCACCCAGAACTGCATTGTGCAGAGTCAATCGCAAAGAAAGAATCGTTGAAAACGAAAGCAATAAATGGAGAGATTGTATTATTACTCGAATGCAAACAATACAACGCCCAATCAAACGAATACATTCTGGGGTTTGAAGATATGAACAATTATCCTACAACCGTACTCTGTTCTACTTTTCAAATGTCTGATGTTCCTTATAGTACGCTGCAAGAAGGCGGGACAC